CGCAAGCGTGCGTGCAGGGAAAAAACAGCTGTTAATTTAATCTACTTTACTGACCAAAACATGCAGGGTGCCGGTGCTAGTACCGGTTACCGCAAACAAGTTCTCACCCTCTTGCAGTTCAAGGCGTACCTCATCACCATTGTCTAAGAGATAACCATTGCTTGTTGTCACTCCACTGTTGCCAATATAGACCTCATGCTTTGCATGTAAGAGTACATCTCTCCTGACATTATCAACACTAACTATTGATTGACTTGTTGTCGTCACTGTTACTTGACTTGTTATGATCGCCATGTATTTGTTCCTCACTTTGTAGTCTTGCACGCCTAAATCTTTCAAAGTCTGCGTGTTGTCTTAATCCTACCCAATTTTTTCTTTGATGCTCCATCTGCACTCCGGTGTGTGCATAAATCTTATAGCCAAAGCTCTTAGCTCTTAAACACCACAGTAAATCCTCACCGATCCATTCTTTGTGCAGTGGCATATCCTGGTAATAGCACCATTTGTCCCCTTGGTGTATTTGATCAGCTTCTTTTCTAAAGCGATCAAAGACGGATCTATGTACCAGGATTGCTCCTGTCCCAGCTGCATCAATCTCTAAAATGGTATCAGGCTCATAATCATGCAATGCGTATAAGCCACTATCTTTACCTTGTCTAAAGATGCAAGGCACCGGCTCAAGATATGCTTCGCCTACTTCCCAGCCGCCATGCACAACACCTGACACAATCGGCCTAGTCTTGGCATCTGCAGCAGCTATAAGTTTTTTAAAGTCATTTACTGTAAAGCGTTGATCTGTGTCAATCTGCAACAGCCAATCATCTGTGGTCTTTTCCATAAAGGTTGAGACCACTTGATTGCGTAATCTGCTAATGACACCTGATCCTTGCAAAGATATGAATTGACCCAATTGCTTTTGTGATCTAGCCACATCTAATAAACTTGTAAGAAAGTCTGTTACCACATATCCCGGTGAGCAGATACCTATTGTGATCTTCTCTGTATCTTTCACTAAATTGACACCCAGCCTAGGTATTGTGCATCTGGATTATTGTCTAACCATTCTTGCCTTAACTTATTTTGTTTGATCCAATCCTCAGCTGTAGCAATAGGCATTAGTGCCATCCTTTCATAAGCCAGTGTGACCAAGCTCCACAGGCGTTTGCTACTCCAAACCTATCAGTGCCATATCTGTTTTTAAGGTATTTAATGTGCCAGGTGATTTGTTGCTTATATGTAGCTGTAGCTAAATAAACAGATCGGCCTTGTGGTAATCCATAATGAGACCCATTCTTAGCTTTAATATCCCACCGGCTATTTTCCATTGTAATCAATGATGTAAGGCAGCTGTACTGATCTGGGCTTTGATCTAATTGTTTAAAATATTCCATTTGATATGTTCTACGATTTTCAAGAGCATTTACAGGATTTATATTAAGAGCAGTTATCATTACAAATATTGACACTTGGGTGACTAGATTTTTAGCAAAGCCCCCCCACCCCCATAATTTTTTTAAATTATGTAGGTGAAGAGCGACCTCACTTGGTATGACTGACCCCCAGTGTAAGCCCCCCACAAACCGGATGAAATTTAACATAGATAACCATCCTTTACAAATTATTAGAGCAGAGCGTGTTTAGCCTTATCTGCAATCTGACAGGTCAAACACAATTGATCCGGCATGATCCATTGACCGCACTTTGTACATCTAATTGGTTCACTCACAAGTCGGCTCTGCCTCTTGTGCAGCTCTCTCTAATAGTACATCTACAAGCTCTAAGAATGGTCTGCAGTGCCGCTTAGTTACAAAGTAACACTCAACCTCAATCTGTCTAGCATGATCATAAATTGTGGCAATTGTCCAGAATTGTCTAGTTGATACCGGTATTGCAAACACACCTTTTGTAACCTGACTTAAATAGACATAGGCAAAAGGTTTTAAGATCTTTTGATCAAACCCATAAACAGTATCTACTAAGACTAAAGAATGTGGGAAATCATCCTGGTCTCTAAAGGTAAGAGCTCTACTCTTGACCTCAAGTATTAAACCATTTACAACCACATCCTTCTCATTTTGTGTTTTGTCTTTTATTGCATCATGTGTTGTAGCAATGCTGAACTCAGGCACATCCACCTTTGGCACGCCATACTGCCTTAGCAGATCTCCTACATAATGATTGTAGCCATGACCCTCAGCCATGGCTTTATGGTAATCAAAACTCATTGCCTGCACCCACAAGAAAAACAAAGCTTGGTTGCACCCTCATGTAACAGCCTAGGATCATTACAGAGGATGCAACGCTCATTGCCTCTAACTAGGTCAATCTCAACACCTCTGTCTGTAAAGGTGGCTTTGACTCCATGCTTGTCAATCATCTCCATGTCACCCACTGACTACCTCTTTAAAATACCAAGTGCCATTAGCTGATAAGGATGCCCATTTAGGTGGACAACCTTTACCACATTCACAAACATAACCTTTAAAAGGTTTTTGAGTGGTTTTAGATATGCCCTCTTTAAATCTCATACGAGTGCCGTCTTCACAAACTTGCTCAGGTAAGGTGCCTACCTCACGCATTACAATCGCTGGAGCGTTTTTTGCAGCCTGCGCAAAAACCTCAGCTGCATGTCGATCCGCATCTTTAAACTCCTCTGTCAAAGCTGCCTTTGGCTCTATTGACCATGAGGTTGCACGCATCATTGACTCTTTAGGTGCGGTCTTATTTGAGCCCTTTAGCAATGTGAGACATCTAGCGATACAGCTTGTCGCTGTGTCCTCTAAATACCATTTACGCATGTGTGCCGGGTAGTCATCCCTCTCACCTTTTGCGTAATTGCTTACAGCTGGAGCAGCATCATTTATGTCTCTATACACACTACCTTTAAATATAACAATCCCTTTATCAAGGTTAATCTCAGCTATTGCTAGATCAATTCTGCCTAAAGGGTAGTTATTAATAAACCATCTGTTTAGAGTGGCTGCATCTTCATATTGGGTTAGATCTATCATCTGTTTTCCCTATCAAACAGACTAACTACCTTGCCCATTAAATAATCATTATCCTCTGTTAATTGATGTTTTCTTTTATCCCAGTTTTGTTTGGCATCTGTTTCACCTCGGCTATAACCTCTTTTAAATCCCTTGTCATAACCATTTTCTACCCCAACAATCCAGGTAAGAGTTATTAACAGTGTGCCTAGGAGAAGCAAACACGCTGTAATCAACCATCCTTGTATTTCATAGCTCATATTTCACCGCTTCCTTGAACTTGTCTAACCAATAACCCTCAACCATTGCAGCTGAGAGCCTACCTCTGACTTGAGATGCACCCATTGATTTATGAGCGTATGCCCGGATCAGAGAAGCCTTAACAAAGTGAGAGCGTTTGCTATCAACATACGCCCCACTCTCTTTGTCATATTTAACAATTACCATGTCATCAATTCTCTTAGGTCATCTGGTAGATCTACCGGTGCAACATCATTTACTATTTTGTATGGTGTACCACTTGGATGTATTGATGGTGGTAGTACAACATAACCTTTATGTTTGACATCAATGCCGGAGATTATTTTGCCTTTGAATTGTGCAGGCTTTTCTACATAAAAGTAAATGTGGTAGCCATCATGTGTAGCTACTACATGTGTGTTGCAACTGAAACATCTTTCTAATAGTTCATAAAATTTAGGATCTCGGCAAGCATTTCTGAAATCAAAATCTAATACAACTAAACTAGATTGTGAGATACCTAAGCCAATGTTTAGCTCTTGATCTGCAAACCATTCATCTATCTTGGCTTGATCTAGTGTTGCATCTAAGTAACCATGTCGCAAAAATCTTGCAGGCTCTTTAGATTGTTTTTTTAATGGTAAAACAAACCAACCTTTTTGTGCGTATGCTGTAGCGTTCATGCGCTGACCTTAATTTTGTCTGCGTACGCAACTTGCCAATCAAAATTGTTAGCATCATCAATTGCATAACCCTTTTTAATTCTTGAGTTATGTAAGGCCGAAGCTTTGTGACCAGATGGTCTTTTGCAATGATTACCAGGTTTAGCGTTGCATGTTTCACACTCTAAAGATTTAGGGCAAACATCGCCTCTTGTTACGCCATCACACCACTTGCATTTTGTTTCTGTGTAGTTCATATTAACCCCCTTCAAGGTCAATTGCATTTACAAAAGCAATTAAAGCATACCCCACCGACAAATGCAATTACCCAAAGGCTTTACCTAGAGCTGTGAAGCTGCCGTCTGTGTTAAAGCGGATCATCTCAAAGCTGGGATTACCACGCTTGATAGTCATAATGACTGCCCCGGCCTGCCAATTGGCATAATAATTGCGCTTTGCCAGGTAGGACATCTTTTGCATTGAACAGGTATGACCTACCTCAACTCCCACTAAAACCCTCTGTAATCGGCCTCCAAAGGCCTCTGAGTGGCATGTATAGCCCATTCTGTGACTATGCCCTGAAATTACACTCCGCCCCCAGGTTTTCGCTATGTTCAACGCACTTGAGCCGCCTATTTTAGATAGGTTGCCTTCATCCCCATGGCAGAGCACAAAATCACTGCCTGGTATCTCAAAAGGTTTTCTCGCATAATAAATGCCTAGATCATCAAAGCCCATAAATTTTTCATACTGTAGCTCAGGCAAGGCCATCAATCCGGGCACCTGACTGACTGCCTGAAACAATCTATCTGCATGATTTGATCTTGAGATCACATCTGTTTTTAGGTCATACAGGATGTCTTTACATAGATCCCGGTCAGCGTTCAAAGTTTGTTGAAAAGACTCAGCTCTGCCTTGGCTGTACTTAGAGATTGTATTGAGGTCAAGCTCATCACCTACATTTAAAACTAAATCAAATTTAAAAGCTTTGACTAACTTTTTTAGATTGACAATTGCAGCATCAAATTGAAATGGCACCTGCAGATCTGAGCAGATCAGATACCGGGCATTGGCTGACTTGTCTCGCTTAATCTTCATCCTCATCAAAATCATCTAGTGGATTTTTAATTGGATCTGTTGTATCAACAATCCAATCAGGATAACTAGACCTATCCATTGCGAACGCTAGAGCTGTGCCTTCATCCATGTTAGCTTTACGGCACGCCATATAAACCTCATTAGCTGCAATAGCCCAATAATCTAGCTTGGTCAAGACAGGCTCTTTAGTGGTACGCCGTCTTTTAGCTACTCTTTTTTTTGGTTTGCGTTTGGTTGCCATGGCTTAATTGTAAATCACAAAATGCCAGATATTGCTCGGTGCACGCCCTCTTCCAAACTTATTTTTGGTGTGTAGTAATCACTCATCATTGTTGGGTTGCCGACTCTGTAGGCGACACCTGCAGGCTTATCTGACAAAATATTAAATTTAGGCATCTTGTCTATACCTAAAGTCTTTAAAGCCATTTGAGCTAGATCAAGAAAAGTAGTGGCTCTGCCTGTACAAAGATTGACTGTCTGATTGCAATTGTTTTGTACCATTGTGATGACAGCATCTACAACATCATCAATATGTATAAAGTCCCTGGTAGTAGTTGCACGCCCCCAGATGTCAAATGGATTTGAGCCCATGATCGCTCTTTGTATTATTGATGGAAATGGGTAGGTCATATCTTGGTCAGTGCCATAGCCGCTAAAAGGTCTGAGCACCAAGACCTGAGTACCGGCATCACGCAGATAACTCATTAATGTTTCGCCTGTTAATTTAGCCCAGCCATAGCTCATATCAGGTGCACCAATTTTTTTAAAGTTTAAGTCTTTTTCTTTCAGCTTATGTTTTTTAGATAAGGTTTGTAGCTCTATAGGATATGCAGCCGAAGAGCTAAAATAAACTACATAGGGCTGCTCAGTAACCATGCACCAATTAGCAAACTCGGCATCAATGGCCAGATCTACAGCTAAGCTCAAAGGCGCATTTTCTATTTGTTGCCGGCCACCTACTATAGCTGCAAGGTGTATTACTAAATCATATTGTTTTTTTTCTAACTTAAAAAAATCCCTACAGTCTGTACCATTCTTAAGATCTACTAAAGTCAATTGTGCATAGGGTAATGCTCTCCTAAATGCTCTGCCAACAAAGCCATGAGAGCCGGTTATCAGTATCTTCATTTGAGTTTATTAATTAAATCCAGATACTCTTGTGATCTTAAATATTTTTGCAGAGTTAGCAGATCCTCTTCATACCATTTAGGTTGATTTACTCTGGCATAACCTTCATCCATTTCAGCCTTACCTGCTACCGGATGCAGATGCTCAATAATCAAATCTGGTAGATAGACAAGGCAGCCAAGATCAATACCTAATTGTTTTACAAAGTTATCAAAATACAAATGCTTGCATCCTGGAAAGGTCATGCCCCTCAGCTCTTCAACAATATCTCTAGTCATTGCATAGGCCGTAGGCAGGTTTTGACCTTGTAGCAGGTCATCACCATAGGCAATGCCTGTCTTACCCATTAACGCTTTTTGTAAAGCTTTGTCCCAATCAGTCGATCTAGGCAGGTGATCATCACCCATGAAGATGTACAAATCATAAAAAGGGTAATTAGCAAAATCCAGTAAAAGCTCTGCAGCACTATTAAGAGCGTGCGCACAACCGCCTGTCTTATTTTCTGCAGGCAAGCAAACATAAGAGTCATTTTTTGCATACTCATTCCATTTAGGATCATCATTATCTATGACAGCATAAAGATCTGCACTTGCATTTGTGCCAACAAAAGATGCAGCTAATCTAGCCATGTTTTCAGGTCTGCCTCTAGTCGGCACAATAACGCAGCTCTTCATAGGAGAAGGGTATGCAGGTTAGTTTTTAGTTATTAGGATTTCATAGAGCGTGTCTAGCTTATTTTCAATCCTACAAATGCGACCCTCAAGATTATGTTGGCCATTATTGTCAGGCTTAAGCTCTGACAAGTAATGCTTAACAAGCCATCTTACAGCTGCAACAAAAGAGCCGACAATTGTTAAAATCGCTACAACTAGAGCCGCCATGTCATTGGGACTCATTCGCTGTTACGGCCAAAAGCCTTGTCTTGACCATCAAAGTATCTAATTAAAGGTGCGACTATTGCACCTGCTAGGACAGATAACTCCGGGCGCACATCTGCTACTAAAGCTAATACTGTGGTCACAGTGGCAGCGGCAACGCTGCGTGCATAAGATTTTACAATTGCTTTTTGTTTTGCACTAAGTTTCATCATAATCCTAACTGTTTAATTTTCTGTTTGACTTGATCTTTGTCAATCTTTATCTCAAAGTGCATTTCATCCTTGCGCTTTTTGTAATGACCACCCCAGGCCAAGCCATATTTAGTTATTAGTAATGTGATTATATTACACTGTTCTTTGGTAAATGTATTTGACTTGCCTAGTGGATGTTTTAAGGCATTTAAATCTATTGCAGTGCCGGAGCTGTGATTACTTAAAACTTTGTCAGAGCCTCTTGTCATTCTAAAGGCATAACCCCAGTCATCTAATTGACCTTGATCTATTGGCTCTACAAGCTCATGAAATTCTTTAGCAAAATTGACAAGCAAGGGTGCAACCGCTTGTGCACATGCCAGTTTAATCTTTGTGCCTGGCACAACAAAAGACTCTATACCTAGAGCCTTACGATCCTCACTGGCCGGCCAACCATTAGGACTTGTTAGCTCTCTTATAATTGCCACATTCCCCTAAGATTGTGTTACAAACCGAGGGCTTGTAAATCCTCAACAGTTAAACCAAGTGCTGCAAGTTTTGCTTGCGCTGCAGCCTTTGCCGTTGCCTTTGCTTCGGCTTCGGCTGCTTCAATTTTATCTTTTTCGGCTTGCATTATTCTAAATTGTTTAAACTCTGCAATTTCAACATCAGATAAATCAACCAAAGTTGTTTGTCCAGTAACAACATCAATTATTGCATTTTTAAATTCCATAATTATCCTCCCATCAAAACATAAGATGAACCAG